CATTACCTGGAAATCCAATCAGATCTGATAGTCAAGTAGGTGAACAAGGTGGTTTATCTGGATGGGGAAAAGATGTTGTAAAAGATCTATCAGGTGCTAGAAGATGCCCTTCTGACTTTATGATGGGCAACGTTATAACAATAGCAGCCAATAATGGTAACTCATATTACTTTGACGGTTCTGATTTTGTAGAAGGTGATAAAACTATTATTAGTGGAATTAACAAAATGAAATACAGAGAATTTATTGCTGAACTTATTAAGTTAAAGATAATAGAAACTCCAACATATTAATTATGCCTAGTACTTCAGTTGCACAACAAAAATTAATGGGAATGGCTTACGCTTTAAAGAAGGGTGAACTAGATCCTAAAGATACGAGTGCTGAAGTACAAGAATTAGCAGATTCGATGACTCTTAAACAACTTAAAGATTTTGCAAGTACAAAACACGATGGACTTCCACAATATGTAGAAGAAAACATTGGAATAGCTAATGTTTCTGGAATGGGACCAATCGTATTACCTGGAAATGGAACAATAGGTTCAGGTGATGTACCAGCTGGTCAAGGCGATGCTGAAGAAGAATATAAGAAAAAGAAAAAGAAAAGAAAACAAATGAAACATTTAACTACATTCGAAGCATACTCGTTCGATCGTGAAGGAACAGAAATTAAAAATCCATTCACGGATGAGACATCGGTAAAGGAAGTTGATCCTAATTCATGGTATGGTAAAGATTATGCAAAATCAGATATCAAGAAGATAGTAGATGCAAGTGAAGGTTTTATTGCTAATTATATGATGTGGAAAAAAATGCAGCCATTAGATGCAAGTGAAGATCAACATGCTGATTATGGTCAATATGTTAAACCGCATCTTGACGAATTAGTAAAGATAGTTAAGAAGCACGGGTAATTGTTCGTAACTTTTTAAAAATAATAAGCCAAACATTTTTTTGTTTGGCTTTTTTTTGTTATATTAGTAGTATAATTAAACCAGATGATCCGTGGTAGCTTAATATATTTTATCATAGTATCAAATGTATAATTATAATTAAATCAACGGTACGTCTCTGTGTCACGCCAGGATTAAGCCGAATATATAATTAAACAAACACAATCTTGTGTGTATAACTACTAAACGTCTTATATGTCTAAAAAGAAAATAAACATCTTATCTGAAGCTGATGAAATAGTAAACAACCGCTCAGAAGAAAAAACACGCCAATATGGTCCATTCGAAGAAGGTATGCGAAGAGCAGCTATGATTTTTAATGGTATGACAGGTAAAGAATTAAATGGCTCAGATATGTATGCTGCACTTGTAGCACTTAAACTAAGTCGTCACTCTTACAATTACAAACAAGACAACTTGCTAGACGCAGTTGCATATTTAGGTGCCCTAGATAACTATGTCGAAAAGCACGGTTATAAAGATACTGAAGATCCAATACAATAAAATATGACAGAACTAACATTTTTTACAGAAAAGGAAACCGACAAGTCGATTAAAGTAGGTATATGTGCACTAGTTGGTAAGATTAGTCCTAAAATTTCATCACATAAAGGTGCATGGGCACATATGCTGTGTAATCAATTACATAATGCAGGATATTCTAATGCTGAAGTAATCACATCCAATCAAACTGATTGGAACGATTATGACGCAATTCTTATTGACCATGGTATGGAATTTAAAGGCACATTCAATATTTTTGGAGGATCTAACGATGATTTGTATCATCAATTAACTAGGTTATTTTCCCCCGTCAAAAAATATTCTCTTCATCATGATATGCCAGATATTGGAAATCTGATTCAAAGTAGGCTTAACGCTGGGACAGATTTATTTAAAACTTTAGAAACTAGAATTGAAGAAGCCAGAGAACTATGTTTAAATATACAAAGAATTGATCACATAGATAAAACTGAAAAATTATGCTTTGGTGACAGTCACTCTTTTGGAATGTATCAAGCTGGATATATGTGTCAAAGACATGATGGCTTAACTGCACATGGCGCATTAAAAAGAGGTTTACAAAGTTATGTATATCCATGGGTTAAAAGTTTAACTGTTTATATGGGTAACATTGATGTAAGACACCATTTGATGCGACAATCTAAACCATATGACTCTGTGAAGACTTTACTTAAAAGATATGAAGAAGAACTTATAGGATTAGGTATTGGTGATATTGAAATCGTCAATGTGTTGCCTATTGAAAATGAAAGTAGGCCATTGCCAAAAACAGGTTATTATAAAGGAACACCATTTGCAGGAAGTTGGACAGAACGTAATGCAATTGTATGTCAAATCAACACAGGTATTAGTGACATGGCACAAAGAAATAATTGGAAAGTTTATAAACATCCAGAAGTTTATTTTAATGCAAAAGAAGAATTAACATTTGATGTTATGGAAAAGCCTAAATCTGTTCACATTTCTAGAGAATATTACAGATGGAACATGGAAGCAAACGAACCAAATAAAAACTTAATCAAAAAAACACTATCCCTATTTTAATATATGAAAAAATATAAAATTAAAATCACACCATTTCACGCACCAGACGCATCGTACATTTTAGAATTAGAAACAGAAGATATTAACTGGTCTATGGAACAGTATAGAAGAAATAGAGATCCATTTACCTGGGAAATATTAGAAAAGAATGGAAATAAAAACGACTAAATATTACGACGAGTTTATTAGATACTATAATTTAGCATTTGAACAACAAAAGCTATCTAATTTAGGTACAGTTCCTCATGATCAGAGCAATATGAATGATCCATTGATGGAACACATTCAGTTGTATGATGTTGTGGAAAGAAAATTCGCTGGTTTTAGTCAGATTATAAATGATGTTTTTTACGGATGGACACCAGATCATCCATATTGGGAACACATGAAATCAGGTAATATATACCCTCAACGAAAAGAAGTGGCCAACAATTGGACAGGGAAACATGAAGTATTTGGATTGGAAGAGTGGCTATATATTTTTATACTACATCGAGTATGTGGTTCCGCTATTAATTATGCAACAAAACCATCAGGTTATCACAACACTATTATATTTGATTTACACAGCTGTCAGTCAATAGAAGATATGTGTGAAAAGGTAAAGCATCATCCTACGCCATTTTATACGTCAGTTGGATATCAATTTCCTGCATTTCCTAAACCACCTAAACCAAAAGGAAACGAAGATTCGTTTATTGGTATGTCAGATTTTACAGAACCAGAATATGTTTATAAAAGAGGTGGAGATTACTTCTTATGCGAATTTGCACCTAGACTTGCAAGAGATATGGCAAACTATTTACGAGACGGTAATAAAAAAGATTTGAGAGAACTTGGTGAATGGATGTTTAAATGGAATGCAGATAATGGATTAAGGGCATATAGATTTCAATATGCTGCAGTTATTGCAGATGTATGTGATTGGTATCCAGAATTCATGAATAGAGAATCTATGTTTTATTATGGAACTAATGCAGTAGAATGCATTGGATATCTTGCAGACCCTATAGAAAAGAAAGGTAAAAAATCAGAAGAGTTTCTAGATGCTGTTATGAACAAGATCTATGAAGACACAGGTTCACTTCCATATAATGCCGAAGATGTAGCATGTGATTTTATAAGATGGATCGAAAACTATCTTAGACCTGGTAAGGATTACTCACACATTGATATGGATACTTTATGGAATTCTTCCAGTATCAAAGATCATCCATACGGCAGACAAAAAGCAATGTTAGATTTAGGTTTATTAGAAACATTTAATGGAATGACATCATTTCCATCAGACGATAAAGTCTTACAAGCTGCAGGAGTTTCAGTAGAAGAATATAAAAAAATGGTAAATACACATGAATAACCAACTATTTAATTTTGAAGGTGAAAAGGAAACTAATTACACCAATATAAAATATCCTAATACGAATTTAGATATAGAATTTAAAAAGAATAAACCTAAAGAGAGTTGGATGAAAGATTGGACTCAAGAAGAACGTTTCGATAAATTCTTTGAATTCTGTCATGCATTTGATAAGAGACAAGATCAGCTTCTATTAGATGACTATCAAATATTTTCACATAGACTACACTGGCATGAGCATCCATATTGTTATATGATGCAACATGAAACAGACTTAGAAAAACTATTATATTATACAATTGTATTTTCATTTAGTAATGAACACTGGGGCACTATTACAAGATTGATCAAAGATGGTGAAGAAAAAACAAGAGAACATTTTGTTGAAAATAGACATGCAAGAAATGATCTTTTTCAAATCTATTATCCTAAAGATACAATAGTTAAAGATTGGTTGTTAGATGGTCCACGACAAGCTGCTAAGGACATGGTCCACATTCTAGAAAATCTTGATAGACCATATACTATGATGGAGTTTGCAAAGTTATTAGAAGCTTATTTTAAAGAACATCAAAACTTTAGATCACCATTATATCCATGTAAGAACACTGCAAGGTACGTAGCAATGAGTAGACCAGATCTTGTAGATCCTGAATCTGTCTTATTTGGTGGCACCGGACATTTTGATGGGATGCAACAGATATTTGGAGGCCCAAACTTAAATGGTAAAGTAAAATATAGTATTGATAAAGATGGTCAATTTATAGCAGAAAATGCTCACGCGCAAACATGGATTGATCAGATGCAAATTTTATCAGATCATCCTAATAATCCAATGACTAGTCAGAAGATGTTGAATGTGGAGGATAAAACATGCTTCTTCTATAAACATATCGCAATTAGTCATGGCATTAAATCACCAACAAAGAGGATTCCATATACTTGGATATTTGATGGTAATTTTAACTTAGCTAAACATCCAACAGAGGACGTTGTAGTTGATGCAGACACAACAAGACATTTATGGGGAAGAGATTACCCAAACGAGTAAAATAATGAAGATGAAAAATAAGGCAGAAGACGCGTGGCAAATACTTAGAATCCAGGGTGAATTCACCAAGGGGTTTGACACATTTAATCAATTAGAAGGATCGTATGTATCAGTTTTTGGAAGTGCTAGAACACTAAGCACTAATTCAATTTATAAAGAAGCAGAAAAACTGGGTAAACTATTAGTTGAAGCTGGTTTCGGTGTTATTACTGGAGGAGGACCTGGTATTATGGAAGCTGCTAA